ATAGCATAAGCAAAAAATACATCTAGGGTGTATCCCAACCCCTGCAAACCAAACTTCTTTATTATCTAATTTTAAATCTATCATATCCTACGCTTTAAAAAATTAAATTATTACAGCCTATAACAAAGTGTCATAGTGCATAATTTTGTGAAAAACAAATTCCGACACCATACACAAACCGTTAGGCACAATTACACAATCTGCCTACTACTGTCTTCATCTACAACTCTTTTAATTGGTGCTTCGTAAACTTTTAATTCTGTAATTGTATTACCATCTTCTTTAAAGAAGATATTGGTTACTACTTGTGATGGTTTTTTACTTTCTTGCACAATACCTAACCACATATGATCTTCACCTTTAAAACTTCCGTTATCCATTTTAAAACCTGCTTTATTAAAGGCGTTACCTAATATTTGTCTTAGGTTTGTTTCTTGCAATTGTCCTTCTGTATTTTTAAAATATAGTTCCATAATTAACTGTGCCTAACAATGGCTAAAATTAATAGCCTCAATAGGTCTTGTTATAATTTGATGGTTAGTGATTACGGCTACTAACCTTAGCCTAACCGTTAGCCACTATTTAATGCTTATTAAATTTAGCCCACAATATATCTCTAAAATAATCTTCACTAACCATTGGTAATTCCTCTGTAAAATCAAGTATCGCATCAAACAGTTCACGCTGTTGGCTAACATCTATTTTGTTATTGTCTTTTAAGTGTACTTGTTCACACTCATTCCATACTTTTAATAAAGCCTGTTGAACACTTACACTATTGGGATAAGCTGTTTGACCTTGTATTTCTTTAATTCTTTCTGCGTTCATAGTTCTACTTTTAAATTATTAATAAATATTTATTTCTTGGTAGTTTCAAATTGGTAAAGGAATACGCTAAAGGTCTTAACAAACTTTTCATTGTTACTCAATTCATATTCTCCCATAGTATCTAATATACCATGCACAACCTCGTGGTATAATACTTGTTCTGCAAATGGGTTGTTGTCCGTATTTTGGTCTAATGTTATTAATTGCTTATCAGCTTCGCAATACCCATTACACTCTAATTTATCTAATCTTTTATGGTCTATTTTAATTGCCCATTTAAGTGCGCCTAAGTAAAATTCTTTGATTGGTTTAATCATCGTCTTATCTTTTTCTGTGGCTGTCATTTAAAATAGCCTCTCTTTGTTTTTGATAATACTTTTGGTTTTCATTTTATAAATTTTTAGTTAATAACCCGCACTAATAATAACACTGTATAAAAGCCATTTAAAAACAGGCTTATAACAGCAAATCATAAACAATAAGTAAAGGTGTTTATTATAAAAAGCCAAGGATATAGAATTTTGCTACTTAACGAGGATCCCCCTCGCCCCGCATATAGTATATTGACATATGGGATGGGATAATAATATATAATACCTAAAGGTATATATTATTATACCCATACCCATCTAGTATGTAGATAGGAAGAGAAAGCTTAAACATAAGTTTAAATAACAGGGATAAATCCCTGTTATACAATTGAATACATGAAGCACTGATAGAATTAAGTGGTAAATCTACATACCTATGGCTTTTATATATAAACAACTATGAAGATAATTAAAGTATTAGTAGAGGATAAACATATGCCTGCCTTTGAAGTTAACCTTAGGGAATGCGGATTCCCTCTCTTCAAATCTTCCCTTTACAAGGATAACCAATTTATATATACAATTCAAACCCCAGATGGTAAAGTGAACGATGTGTACCGACTAGCCCAATATTACAGAGATAAATCATGAGAGTTCTAGGTATATCTGCAGGTAATGGAGTAATGCTCTACCCTTTCAAAGAACATGTAATAGGTAATATAGAGGTAAGGTCAGATTATACTATAGGTAAGTATCCTCACCAATTCCATCTTAACTTCCCAGATGCGTTCTATACAGATAAACTGTATAATACCCAGGACCCAGTAGATATAGTAATAGGGCACCCTAAATGCGGTCAGTCTTCTATGCTTGCTTTATCCCGAGGTAAAACCTTTAAATCCCATAAGGATGAACCCTCCCTAAACATCTTTATCGAGGGAATACAGAAATATAGACCAAGGTTATTCTTACTAGAGAATCTACCTAAGCTCCTTGATTCCTATTCAATGAACGACTTCGCAGTCCTATTCCCTGACTACCTATTGGATTCCTGGATAGGATCGATGAGTGCACTGGGTAATTCCCAAAAAAATAGGAAAAGGTTAATAATAACGGGTGTAAGGAAAACACGGGGTCGCTTTGCCGAAAAGGCTCGCGCAGCCCTACTCCATAAATTCCAAATGGGGAGACCTAGACATACCGACCAACTTTTAAAGGACCTTCCCTTTAACGGTTACTTTAGACCTCCTTTAGATGAGATAATAGCTTTATATGGGGGAACTTCCATGTCCTATCAGGATATAAAAAAATTATGGGTATCATTAGCCCCAGCAACCAGAATAAAGACCCCAAATGAATCTTTCAGTACAGCACCTGGAGTATATCGAGACGGTGAAGATAAATTCCCCAATACTATCAGGAAATCCAACAGATGCTTCTCGCCAGCTGGTTTATCTTACACTCCAAGGCAAAGAGCCAGAATACAAGGGGTCCCTGATGAGTTTTTAATCTTAGACCCATTTAATAGTGAACACAATGAAAAGACGTTATTTAATAAAGGCTGCGTTACTATGGGGTCTACTCCCTGCTATGAGGTGGCTGAATGGTTCCATAAAGTCCTTAAGCCATTATTACATGGCCTGTAAAATTACAAGTATTCCCCTTTTAATTATGAAACAGTGACTAGACAAGAATTAGCGATTTTAACAAAAGTAGCAAGCGATCCATTTTACTTTTCGGGTTTTGCTAAAATAGTCCATCCAATACAGGGGAAAATCCCATTTGATTTGTATGCTTTCCAAAGAGGAGTTCTTTGGAATTTTATGTACCACCAATTTAATATCGTGGTTAAGTGCAGGCAAATGGGTTTAACCGAACTTCTAGGATTCTATGTACTTTGGTTAGCTATGTATCATAGCTATAAAAACATAGTAATGATTTCTCTAAAGGATAGGGTGGCTAAGAAGCTTTTACGAAGAGTAAAACATATTTACGCTAACCTACCTCCTATACTACAGATACCTATTATAAATGGTAGGTCTGGGGATATGGGAACAGGTTCTGAAATGCTTTTTTCAAATGGGTCTAGTATCACTAGTATCCCTACAACGGAAGATGCAGGTAGATCAGAAGCTGTTTCATTGTTAGTGATGGATGAAGCTGCTATTATGCAATATGCCGAAATTATATGGACGGCGGCTTTTCCTACATTATCTACTGGAGGTGCTGCTATAGTGAACAGTTGCGTAACTGGTGATACCGTAATAATTGGCGAAAACAGTAATTTTAGAATTGATACTGTTTGCCCTAAAGAGTTTGGGAAGATGGATATTAAACATCTAAAACTAAGAGTCTTAACCCATACTGGGGCTTGGCAAAGAGTAATAGGAGCAACTAATAAAGGAGAGCTTGAAACTTGGGAAGTACAAAACACATTTGGAGATACATTAAAATGCACCCCAGCTCACAAGCTTCTAACCCCACAAGGCTGGAAGCCAGTATCGGAGATAATAGAAGAGGGGTATAATGCCATATTTTATGATACTGGGTTAGGGGCTATAAAAGAGCCTCCTATAACTATACCCCCAGAGGAAGAGGTCTTACGGCCAATACCAGGGTTTCCAAAATACCTTATCTCTAACATGGGCAAGGTATTCATAAACTTAAAGGATAAGCCTCATAGTATCTATTCTGGGGAACTAAAAGAAAAGAAATTAATAACTAACCTTGCTGGGTACAAGCGAGTTAGTTTAAAACATAATCGGGTAAAGAAGAAATTTACTTTAGCCCGGTTAATGGTCGAAGTCTTTATGGGAGAAATACCTGAGGGTTTCGTAGTTGATCATATTAACACAATTATAACCGATAACTATATAACTAACTTAGAAATAGTATCTAGGGTAGAAAACGCAAGGCGAGCTACTCTTTATTCTCGATCTCTAAGGCTTAGCCATAATATTGGGGATGGTTTTCCTTCTCTACAATTAGTGGGTTTAATTAAACAAAAAACTAAGGAGTACGGAGATTATTATGGGGTTGGTAAAAAGGTTGCTAAAGAATGCTCTGAAGAACTCGGTTTTGAGGTTGATCGAAAATATACCCAACGGGTGGCTAGGGAGGATAGAAATACAAATATCCAGGTATCTACCATAACTTTAGTTAGAAAATATTTAGACAATATTTATGATATCTCGGTAGAATATGATTCTTCTTATTTTACAAATACTAAATTTACGTCCCAAAATACCCCTTATGGGGTTGGTGGGTTCTTTTATAATACCTGGCAAGATGGGTTACTTGGGATAAACGGCTTTAATAATATGAAGCTCACCTGGGATATGCACCCAGACCGGGATGAAGAATGGTACCTCAAAATGCGTAATGCTCTTGGCGCAAAAAGAACTGCTCAAGAAATTGATGGTGACTTTCTTGCTTCTGGAGATACAGTATTTGACCTATACGATATTAAGGCTATTGAAGATGATCTAGTCGATCACCCAGTAATAGAGAAGAGATTAAACGGAACTCTATTAATTTTCCATAAACCAGTTCCCGGAGAATTTTATTTTATCGGGGCTGACGTTGCAACAGGACGAGCAAAGGATTATTCTTCTTTTTCTATTATGAACAGAGCGGGTAAAGAGTTTGCCGCTTTCAAAGGTAGGATTGCAACTAATAGATTTCGGGATGTTTTAATGGGTATTGGAAAGGAATACAACTTCGCTCTACTTGGACCCGAGGCTAATGACGTTGGAGAAGCAGTAGTTAGTGGGATACAAGAACGGGCTTACCCGAATCTGTATTACACACAACAGATAGTAAAAGAAAAACGTAGTGCTAAACCCATAACTAGGAAGGTTCCAGGTTGGTATACTACAGGTAAAAACAGAGGAACCATACTTACCCTATTAGAGGAAGACGTAAGGGAAGATTTAGTGGATATTGCAGACCCTTTCTTTGTAAATGAGGCTTATACCTTTATTTATGATGCTTCAAATAGGCCAGTAGCTATGAATAAGGGTGATTACATCGGAGACGGTTCTGAAACTTATTCGGATGATAGTATAATGGCTAAGGCTATAACAAATTATATGAGACGCGGAAAGCAAGTACCTTCTGAAACAACAGTACCAAAATAATATGGATAATTTCTTTAGTATTATACCTAAATTTAAAACCACCCCAAAGAAAAAAGTGAAGGAGGTAGTAAAATTACCTGGACAGCGTTTGTCAGTACCTACTATTAACCAATCCTTTATAGCTATGAAAAAAGCTGTAGAGTTTGTTAAACCAGGTTTTGAATACGAATACATCCCAGTAATTCGAAAACTATTAAGGGTAAACAGCAGTGTAAGTTTAGCTGCTACTAATATCGTAGAATTAGCTAATACCGGTTATACTCTAGAGTTTGATTCGGGGGTTTCTTCCGAACAGTCTAGAATTATGAAAGAACGCATTACCTCAGTTTCTAAGAATTGGGGTTCAGGGGTTGCAGGGTTACATGGTTTAATAAACAAACTAATCTATCAGGTTTACGTTGGTGGAGCAATTTCTTCTGAATGGGTAGTAAAAAATGATTTAACGGGTATTTTAAACCTAGCTTTAGTAAATGCTGAAACGGTAAGAACCCATTATAATAGAACTAAGCAAGTATACGAATGGTACCAAATTCCCGCTACAGCAGCAGGCATAATTACGGTATTATCGGATATGGAATTAAAAGACCATATAAAACTTAATCCTGCTACTTATTCATACTATGCTTTAATTGGCGATGAGGATAGCCCAATAGGGATTCCCCCATTTATGTCCGCTCTGGACGATATCAGTGCTCAATTAAAAATGCTTAAGAATATTGGGTATGTATCTGACCAATTAGGGTTAATGGGATTCATGGAAATTCTACTACAAAAACCTGACCAAAGAGAGGGTGAGAGTAGGGGTGCTTTTATTACTAGAATGGAGTCCCTATTAACAAATACTAAGACCTCTGTTAAAGATGGGTTAAAAGATGGGATTATAGCTGGCTTTGAAGATGACCACCAATTTGAATTCCACTCTACTACTAAGGATACTGGGGGAGTTGCAGATATATTCAAAATTAACCAGAGTATGGTATCAAATGGGTTATTTACCACTGATGCTTTTATGAATGGTGGAGGTGGTGGAGCCGAAACAGCTATTACGGTGGTATTCACTAAAATGCTGTCTCAGTTACATAATATCCAAACTGCTATAGCTGAAGTATTAGAATATGGGATTACCTTAGACCTAAGATTAGCTGGGTTCACTTTTAAGACTGTAAAAGTTGGTTTTAAGCCTTCTACTATTACAGATGAACTAAAAACTCAACAATCACGGGAAATCAAGGTTAGAAACAACCGTATTATGTATGCTGATGGGATTATTGGTATGGATCAATATGCTACTGATATGGGCTATGATAAAGCTGATCAAAAGGAACCCAGAGTAGAAATAGACCCAAATAAAACTGCTGATGATGAAGTAGCAAGAAAGAAAAAGGAAACCGATAAAGATGCTGGGGACCGTTCTACTAGGGACAAGAAAAAGGCTCAACCAAAGAGAAATGATCAAGATTCAAAAAAACGTTAAATAATGAAGAAATTACCACAAGGTTTAGAATTAACTTTTAGAAATGGCCATTCCCTTATATTAGGGCATAAACCTCAAATCGTTTGTGCTGAGGGGTTATGCGAAAACATACTAACTACTAAAAACCAAGAGAACGTTGCTTCCTTTGGTTTATTTGGGGGAAGTGCTGATGTAAACAAATTTTACCCAGATATTACTGCTGATGATTGGATGCCCAAAGATGCAGACTTTATTGAGCCTGTATTTAGGGGTTTATCTGAAACTATGGTATCTTATATGGGTATACCCATATCCTTTAAGAAAGCAGGGGTTTTAAAAGCTTCTATGAACCTATTAAAGGGTGTAACCGTAAACACTAACCATGATACCGAAACCGAGAATGCTGTAGGGTCTGTATCTAAAGTAGTTTGGCAAGAGGGTTATAGAGCTAACGGGGTTAACGTACCAGCTGGTATAAACATGGTATTAAAGATCGATGCTAAAAGTAACCCCAGATTAGCTCGGGGTATAATGATGGACCCTCCTTCTATTCATTCTAATTCAGTTACTGTAAGATTCAACCATGTAATGTCTCACCCTGAACTAAACGAAGAGTTTTGGAACCTTGCTGGAACTAAGGACAAAAAAGGTAAACTTATCCACTTAATAGCAGATGAGATCACTTCTTACAAAGAAACCTCATTCGTTAACCACGGAGCTGACCCATATGCTCAAAAAATAAATGATGATGGAGTAATTAATGATCCCAAGTATGCTTCTGGGGTATACGACTTCTCCGAAGATAAAACAAAAACATTTTCTAACATAAATAAAACCGATATGGACTTTTTAGAATTAATTACCAGTCTCGGGCTTACCATAGAGGGAGTCCCCGACAATGTAGCTTTAATTGCACATTTTAAAGCGATTGATGAAAACCAAATTCCAGAAGGAATTGACCTTACTGCTATGCAGGTAGGAGTAGATGAATTAGCTGCTCTTAAGGTAGTAGATGAAAATCTTACACCTGAAACTTTAACTGCTCTTACAGCGAATCAAGTAACTGAAGAACAGACAACTATCCTTACATCTGTAAAAGATGCTGGTGGGGTTACTGAATTAGTTGAGCAATCTAAACTTGGTAACACATACCTAAGTAACATTAGGGAAAACGCTGTAACCCAGTTCAAAATCACTGCTGGAGAAACCCCAAGTGAGGAAATCATTGCTACTATTATGGGTGCTGACCTTAAAGCTGCAAAGGCTTTTGAAGCTCAATATTCTGCTGTAGTTGAAGAGAAATTCCCAATGAAGTGTATTACTTGCGGTTCAACAGAGATTTCAAGATCCTCTGCTAATAACCCTCCTGCTGACCCTAAGACTCCTAAAACATTCCAGGAAGCTAAAGATGAATTCGCTGAAAAATCTCGTAGAAGTGCTAAAAGCATCCATGGAGAAGCCGAATAAAGTACAAGTAAGACCATTCTTATTATAACTAAATACGGGGAATAACCCCATAATCAGAAATTAATTTTTTAATTAACTAAAATAGAAAATATGCCTTATTCTGTTGGTGCGAATACTAAGTCGACCTTTGAAGTGGGTCCAGAAGCACATAAACTATTTCTAGAATTCGAGGTGGATGGAACAATCCACGTTGGACAGCCCGTTACACTTCACGCTGACGGGAACACAGTATCTCCCGCTACAGCCGCTAGCCTTGAGACTGATATCGTAGGGATATCAATCCATGAAGGCCAATCTGCTTACGGGGACTTTGTAACTATCGCTATGCGAGGTTATGCAGTAATTCAAGCTAAAGCAACCGAAGTTATAGTTCCGGGGCCTATTATTTATTCCGGCTACGATGTCTCAGACGCTTATTCCGGTAATCAAGAAACATTTGGTGGGTACAATCTGGTAGGTAACTGCACAGGGCCTACTCAAGTAGACACAGTAACTATCTCGGGTTCTAGTGGCGATTGCACTATAACTGCAGGGGGTATAACTAATACTGTAGCTTATGATACCAGTGTTGCTAAGACCATTACCGATTTTGTAACTGCCTTTGCCACTGACTATGCTGCTGTAGGAATTATCTTAACTTATTCTGCTACTACTCTAGTATTTACAGGGACTGTTGCGGGTAAAGGTTTTACTACTACTTCAGCTGATGGTACCACCGATTTATCTGGTGCTGTAGTTCATACTACACCCATTAATACTGCACAGGTTGATACTGTAACCTTAACAGGTACTACAGGTACTGCTAACGTAACTGGAGTAGGTGGGTTAACTAAACTTGCTACTTTTAATGATAGCCTTACTCAAACTGCTACAGATTTTGTAACACTTTGGGCTGCTGCTTATTTAGTAGAAGGCGTAGTATTAACTTCTTCTACTACTACTTTGATCTTTACAGCTAATGTTGCTGGTACTCCTCATGCTGCTCCCGTTGTAACTAACGTTACACTTACACTTGCTGGAACTAACGTTGCGACTACACCGAACGTTGCTGCTGGTTGGGTAGGACGTATCTGGGGTTGGGCTTTAGATGCAGCTGCCGCTGCTGGAACCATCATAAGAGTTTTGATTAAAGACTAGGGAAACCTAGCTTTTAATTTGCTTATAAATAAACTGATTAATTCACTTGTAAATTCACAAACATGAATATTGATAAATTCACAGCATTTCAGGATGGTGATACCAATAAGCTTAAGAAGCTTGTAAAGTTAGCTGAAAGTATCCGTAAGGATAAGAATAAGCCCACTGATGTTACCTTCGCAGAAATCGTAAAAAGCCAGCTTAGCTTGGGAATAGACGATTTCTATAGAACTGTAGGGGTAGACCCTGCGTTCGACACAATTGAAAACTTATTTACAACCCCCGACGAAGATGTTCGCTGGCTTATCCCCGAGATATTCCGTGACTCTTTGCGTTTGGGTTATAGACAAGCTCCAATTTGGCCATCGCTAATCGCGTCAGAAGAACAAACAAATGGCCTACAGCAAATTCTTCCTTCTGTTAATATGTCCGATGCTACTCCACGAAGAGTGGGTGAAGGCGAGACTATTCCAGTTGGAACTTTAAGTTACCAGTCAAAGAGTTTTGACATCCATAAATTTGGACGTGGTATTAAAGTTGTTGATGAGGTTCTTCGTTATGTAAACCTTAATGTAGTATCCATTTATTTCCAGGATTTCGGAATGAAGATGGGCTTAAG